CGATCCACGGAGTCAATAGCACACTTCCAGGCTGGGATGTTTGGACCCAGCCGGGCCAGTCCGAGGAAGCCGCTCGGATCAGATCAGAGACCCCCTTGGAGACCATGGCAAGGGTCACGTCCCGAGCTGGGGCCATTCTCTTATTCCGGAAAGATGATCATGGAAGCTGAGACCCCCTGGCTGACGACGGCCGAGGCATGTTCCTACCTCAAGGTGTCCCGGAGCACTCTTTACCGAATCGTTACCAAACATAAGAACATTCGGAGAGCGGCCGGCCCAGGGAGATCGATCCGTTACCGGAAAGATGATCTTGACAGGGTAATGAGACCAGTAGAGTAATCAGACCCGGCCCGTGGGAGCTGGGCCGGGTCTGCGTAGCTCCAGGAACTGGAGCCTCTGAACCATCCCCCGCCAGAAGGAGATTCACCCTCCATGTTAACCACTGAACCCCCGGCCCGGATACCTTCCGAGATGATGGGGACCTACCAGTTGGCCTCAGACATTGGAGCGCCGAGTTACACACTCGGCCGGGACTATGCTATTCCGGCCCTTCAGAAGCTGGTCCGAGATAATCAGCTCCTGGCCGTCGATATCGAGACCTACGGGCTAGGGCTGGATGCACGTCATATCAAGTGCGTTCAGTTCGCTGACGATAACTCGGCCGTGATCCTCGATCCCAGAGATCCGGCCCAGGAAATGGCTATCCAGTGGGCACTCCGGACCCTGAGATGGCTGGCCTTCCACAAGTCCTCTTTCGATGTTCCCAACCTTTGCGTTAACGGCCTGATGGACCTGGAAAGTATCGCCAAAGTCTGGGACGTTCTGATCTATGCCCGGATGGCTGAGCCAGATGAGAGGACAGCCAAGAGCCTCGGAAAGTGTGCTGAGCGCTGGCTGGGCTTCCCTCCTGGCACCCCTATGGAGAAGGTCTTTCGCCGGCTTGGCATGACCAAGAAGGAAGGATTCTATCTGGGGGACATCAATCAGCCTCTCTACGTGGAAAGAGCCGCTATCGATCCGATCCTGACTTTCCGGCTCTTACCCATCGTCCGTAAGGCCGCGTATCTCCGGACGATCTCTGATCACCCCTTCACAGTGACAGGGGTCAAGGGCGAAGAAGCTAAGCGGCTCGTGGACCGAGAGCAACGGATTAACCGGCTCTTGCTCCGGAGGTCAGCCCGAGGACTCCGAGTAGATCTTGGCTTCCTGGATCGGTTCCAGGACGGCAATCGAGCCGCTATCGGAGCCGCTCAAGATCAGCTCGTAACAGCCGGCATAGCTCCGGGCAATGGAGCCTCGCTGGCCAAGTTCCTGGACGGGCTCGGGGCTTTCCCTCCTGGCTATCCACGGACACCTAAGACCAAGGCTCCCTCGACACAGGCCAAGCATCTGGAGGCTCTGAGCCATCCCATGGCCCAGACCTTTGTCCAGCACAAGCAACTCACCAAGATCCAGGATGACTACCTGGAGAAGATCCGGCTCCTGGAGCTGAACGGTCGAGTCCATCCCTCCGTTGACCTTCTGGCCGCGACTACTGGCCGAATGTCCATGTCTGATCCCCCATTCCAACAGTTCCCGGCCCCAGCTCGGGGGATCGTGCTAGCCGATGAAAGGGACTCCCTGACCTCTATCGACTGGTCTCAGATCGAGCCGGTAGTGATCGCCAACATAGCCAAGGACATGAGAGTGCTTCGAGGCTATGAGGATGGGACCTCTGACCTTTATACCGATATCGGAGGGCTGGCCCGAGTAGACCGGAAAGTGGCTAAGGTCATCGTCCTGGCTCAGATGTACGGGGAAGGGATGGAAAAGCTGGCCGGAGATCTCGGAGTGACCCTGGATCGGGCCTACGAGCTGAGAACAGCGGTCTTCTCGGCCATGCCTATGGTCAAGCGGCTGATCTGGCAGCTCCGAGACATAGGGGAGAAGCACCTGAAGGTCTTCACTCTGTCCGGCCGGATTCTTACTGTCCCCTCTGGCTCTGACTGGGTAGCTACTCATAAGGCCGTGAACTACTTTGTCCAGGGCTCGGCCTATGACGTTCTGGCTGAAGCTCTGATCCGGATCGAGGAAGCCGGCCTAGGGGATGCTGTCTATCTGGCCATGCATGATGAGCTGATCGTTTCCAGCTCCGTTGCTCTTGAGATCGAGATGATCATGAGACAGCCTCCTGAGCGGCTCTGTTTCCTGGCCGGCCGGACTCCTGTGCTCCGTACTGACCTAGTGGAGCTGGGGGAAAGGTGGGCCGCTGCGTGATCTATGTCTTTTTGGCCTTTACCATGATCAATCTCATGATCCTAGGTCTCAATCTGAAGCTTTATACGGAGTACTTCAAAGACCGCTCCATTGCCAGGAGAAGGGATCAAGCCTGATGATCGCCAATCCGGATGTGATCAAAGAGCACTTCGGCCATGTTGCTCCAGGGGATCTTTCCAAGATCAATGAGATCATCCGATGGGCTGTCAAGGACGGCCTGGCCATCGTGCTTAATCGGCCCGGAACCAAGCAACCACTCTGCACTTTGACAGCTCGGCAGGCCAAGACCGCTGACGTAGCCGCTCAGAGGGACGCTCGGGAGGCTGGCCGGCATGACTGGCACCGGAAGCGCCATGCCTGTGGGATCGCTCATGCCTTCATCGAACCTGGGAAGAGCTATGACGCCATAGTCAAGAGGGCTCTGGCCACGTACGGCTCTATCAATATCGGTGTAGAAGTCGGCCGGAGCCGGATGGTCGTGGTGGACGTGGACACCGAGGCCCAGAGCCAGAGCTTCCTGGAGGACTGGCAAAGTGCTGAGGGAGGCTTCCAGATGGGAAGGTCCCTGACGGTCAAGTCCCCCGGCTCCAAGAACGAGACCGGAGATTGGGTCCACAGCTCCGGAGGACACTTCTGGTTCACCGTGCCGGATGATGTGGAGCTACCCGAGGGCTCAGGGGCTCTGAAGGCCCCTGGAGGCTACGCCGTGATGTGGGCCAAGCATCAGGTCCTGGTCCCTCCCTCGGTACGTGAGGAAGGCCCCTATGTGGCTGTGGGCTCGGTCGAGCGAGTCCCGAGCTTCCTGATCCAGATGATCAAGGATCAGACCCTAGCTCGGGATGAACGCTACCGGGCTAATGCGGACAAGCTCCTGGACGCCAATGATCCGATAGACCGTCACTTTGCTGGCATGGACTGGGAAGAAGAGATCCTGGTCCCCGAGGGCTGGACAGCTACCGGGCTCGTGGATACGTGCTCATGCCCTATTGTGACGGCTCCGGGCCTGCACGCCTCGAAGAAGTCCGCCACAGCTCATAATCTCGGATGCACTCTCTACAACACTGAGACCGGATCTGGACCGCTCCACATCTGGACCGACAACCCTCCTGAGTTCCTCACTGTCCCCTTCAGTCAGGGCATCCGGACCTTCACCAAGCTCCAGTATCTGGCCTGGCGTGATCATGAAGGTTCGATGTCTCGGGCCATGGTTGCCGCTGGCCTGAAGGAAGGAGACTCGGAATTCTCTTCTCCTGAGGTAGAGGACCTGGATCTAGCAGCTCAGGAAGGGACGAGGGGGACGGGGCTCTCTGCCCAGGAGCCGGCTGACATGTTCACTGATGCTGATGAGCCCGAGGATGGCATAACAGAAACCGACTCCGAGCCAGAAGCCGAGCGGCTCGAAGATTCGGTAGAAGTGATGTGGTCGGAGTTCCTCGGCCCGGAGGAACTGGACGCTCTCCCTGATCCCGTTCCTTTGGTAGAAGGAATGCTGGATCTGAACACGTTGGCCCGGATCAATGGGAAGCCCGGCCATGGAAAGAGCTTCCTGGCTCTGGACATGGCCTGCTCGATCTCTCTTGGACGTTCTTGGCACGGGTACAGGGTACGGCAAGGCCGAGTGGCGTACATCGCCGCTGAGGGGGTCCAGGGGCTCAAGAAACGGAAGAAGGCTTGGGAACAGTTCTACGGTGTCACGCTGTCCCGCGAAGACATCCTCTTTCTTCCTCGGCCGGTCCAGATCGGTAGTGATACTACGTCCTGGCGATTGCTGATCAAGGCTCTAGAGCGATGGAAGCCGGTCTTGGTGATCTTGGACACTCAGGCCCGGATGACTCTTGGATCTGAAGAGAATTCCACTAAGGACATGAGCATCATTGCCGAGCGGATCGATCAGATGAAGCGGGCTACCGGAGCGTGTGTCCTGGTCATCCATCACATGGGCCATAGTGGGGAACATGGCCGGGGGTCCTCAGCCCTTCTGGGAGCGATGGATACGGAGATAGCGGTCAGCAAGAAAGAGACCACTGTGATCCTGAGCAACTCCAAACAGAAGGAGTCGGCCCAGTTCGAGGACATCCGGCTACGGCTCCAGCCTCACGGAGAATCGGCTGTGTTGGTAGGGGCTGATGAAGATCCGGACGGCTTTGCTATTGCCGAGCTGCACGGGTCTCCGGAGGAACGGATGGCCCGGCTGATCTGGACTTACTACCGGCACGGGGACGGCTGTCTTCGGGCACAAGCGGTTAGGACGGTCAAGGAGTATGACCTGGACGAGAAGGGCCACTGTCGGATGGGCAAGGACAGCAACATCGGCAAGGTTTTTGACCGGCTCAAGGAGAACGGGGCTCTAGATCGGATGGTTGACGGAGCTACCGGCCGTGTCACTAAGAACTACAAGCTCAAGGCTGAGTGGGCACAGCGGCTAGGGCTGGAAAATACATAGCCTCTCGAAGTGAATCGAGTAGTGAAAGAGAAGTGAAAGACGAAAAATATTTCGTTAGTGACTGGCAGTAGGTAAGAGAAGTGAATTTTGGGTAAAACCCCTAGTCAGAGCGTAGGTAATCGAAAGGTAATGAGGTCGGCCGAGGATGTGAGGGTAATAGGTAGTGACTCTCTCTCTCTTAGGAGAGTCACCTTTTACCCATCCTTACCTTTTTGGCCCGTTCTGGAGGAAAGATGATCATGGACAAAGAATGCAAGGACTGTAGGGCTGAGGACCGGGCTGGGGCTAAGTTGGCGGCTCCCTATCCGGGGCCTCGGTGCTATCGGCACTACCAAGCTCGGAGGAAGCGCAACAGAGCCAAGGCCCGAGCTGGGAGGCTGGGAGCCAAGTTCGGGCTGACTGAGGACGAATACCAGCGGCTCTATGCGGCACAGGGGGAGGCATGTGCGGGCTGTGGGCTCGTACGTGGCGGGGACGGGTCGGCCGAGCAACGGCAGAAGCGTTTACCGGTCGATCATGATCATGGATGTCCGAGCTGTGGGGGCCAGGGTTGTCGGAGCTGTGTTCGAGGCCTCTTGTGTGACTGGTGTAATCGGACAGTGGCTCGGTTTCAGGAACAGCCCTGGAGGATCGAGCGGCTAGCTCGGTATTTGGAGAACCCTCCGGCTCAAGCTGTCCTAGCGTCCATGGATGATGTAGGCTCTATGTCATGAGCGTCCTTGACTATCCCGGAGATCCTCGGGTACGAGTTAGCAAGTTAGCCGGCGTAGCTGAGCTGGCCGAGATGTTGCATGTTGGCCGGTCAGCAATCGGGGAATGGCGTAGGCGTGCTCCCGGCTTTCCTGAACCTCTCTTTGAGCTGGCTATGGGGCCGGTCTGGGATCGAGAGGAAGTCAAAGTATGGTTCCGGACTTACGTTCCGGGACATGGCCAGCCCAAGAAAGGATGGATCGATGAGTGATCGAGAGCCCGAGGCTGTCTCTTTGGAGGACTGGCGTGCTCGGAAGATGTGGCGAGAGATCGAGAAGGCTACTTTGCCGGACCTGATCGCTGATGAGTTCGGCCTTCGAGCTGGACAGTCGCTCCAGGCTGACCTGGACAAGGCCGGCCACTTGACCAGCGAGGAACGTTACGCCGAGTTTCCTCCGAGTTATGACATAGCGAGTCCGAGGCGCTATGAGCTTGGAGGCCCGATCTTCTCGACTCCTTCAACCCCTTTGAACCGTGTTAGCCAGGGCCAGGAACGTACGCAGGAAGAGCTGGCAGAGATCCGGGCTCAAGTGCATGAAGCCGTGATCCGGGAGCGCCGTAGGGCTTGGACAATGTGGGCCGTGGTCGCTCTGGCCGCTCTGATCGTCGCTCTGATCTTCTGGAGGATGAACTTCTGATGACCGAGCTAAGCCATGAGCGACTTTCTCAGAAGTTGAAGTCACACGATGATGTCTTTCAAAGCGCAATCATCCCTCGGAAACGCTCCAAGACAGGCCCTCTCGACACATTGTCGAAAGGGTGGGTATCCGCATGACCGAGCCGAGCCATTCCCGTTTGTCTCAGATAGAAGCCGACATTGAAGCGCTCAAGACCTGGGCTCAGCAAGCTCAGGCCGCTCTGGACGATATAGGCCCTGCCGTCCGTTACTTAGCCGTTCATGCTAGTCCCCGGCCTCCTGTCTATGAAAAAGATCCGTTGCAACCGTTCCGGAAAGCTCGTACGGTCGCAGAGGCTGAGCGAGATGGCTTGCCGAGCAATCTGGAGATTCCATCATTCCCAAGCCGATCCGGTACTGGCCAATGGTGGTTTATCCGGGATGCGGGACCCCAGAGCTATCAGATCCCTTTGGGTCAGCCTCGGGCTGATCAGATCTTTATGGCCGGCCTAATTGTGGATTCTCTTACAGGAACGGTCAAGACCTTCTCGACTGAGGCCTCTACTCCGGACTCTCTGAAGTCCATTGGCGTGGCTAGCTTGGCTCGGACCATCTCGGAGTTCCGGATGGAGCTAGGGAAGCTTCAGCAACGGCCGATGCAGTCCTAGAGACGGTAGTGGGACACCTGGAGTAGTCTGGATGGCCTAGACCTCTCGGAGGAGACCGTGCCAAGGCCATCCAGAGTACGTATAGACGATCCGTTAGAGATCGTCCTCTATTGGATCTGGCTTGCCCTCACCTTCTGGATACGGGCCTATTTCCGTTACTTCTGGCTTGCTACTCCAGTCCTGACGGGGGAGCCGAAGGATAATGCGACCTTCAACCACGCGGCTGACAAGGACTACCGGGGCCGGCCGGCCGGAGCCGAGAAGCTCTCCAAACCGAAGAAGTACCGGCTAGCTCGGCGCTGGGCCTTCATCGGGATCTTCTGCCATCTGATCGTCCTGAGCTGGATCTTGTCCCCCTGGGAGCCTCTCCTTAGCTCGATCCTTCACTGGCTGGCCATCATCTATCAGGTCGTGATCATGGCTATTGGGGGATGGTGGCTGGGGACCTGGCTTCAGAACCGTATCCGCTATCGGAAGGTCCGGAAGGACGTTATTGGCCCAGCCGCTAAGGCCGTCCGGGGAGTGGTAGGGCCGACATTCCATCTGGCCCAGGATGAGAAGATCATTAGCCTTCCCCCGAGCTATACCAAGCCCAAGCGCCGTGACGCGGCTATGGCTCCGGTCCAGGTCAATCTCCCTCAAGGCATTAACTGGACCGACTCCAAGAAGAAGCAGTTAACTGACGCGGCGGGGGGAGCGCTTGGCCTGGAGAATGCTCAAGCTGAGTTCTTCACGTCCGGGGCTAAGCCCTTTGCTTTGCTCAGTCCTCTCTCCTTGCCGGGCAAGCTGACCTTGGCCGATTGCTGGGAGTGGATCGAGAAGACGGACAAAGATCATCCCTTCATCGGGCTGGGAGCTGATGGAGGTCCTCGTTACCTCGACTACAAGGAGATCAGTCCGCACTGGCTCTGGAGTGGGCCGACTGGAACCGGCAAGACCAGCGTAGGCCGGGACATCTTCCCCCAGTGGGGACGATTCGGAGCGGCCTTGGTGATCTTCGATTACAAGAGGATCTCCAGCCTTTGGGCTCATAATTTGCCCGGCTGTCTGTACCTCTGGGAACTGGACGACATAGAGCGAGGCGTGCTGGCTCTGGAGCAACTTCTGGAGGCCAGGAAGCGAGGTCCGATAGAACAGCTCGGTCACTATGACGATGTTGTGATCATGGCTGACGAGATCCCTTCCATGATGATGAAGCTTCAGCGGCACTATAAGAGGAAGGGCCGAACAGGAATCAGCCCGGCTGTGGAAGCCTTCCAGAACTTGATCTTTATGGGCCGAGAGCTTCAGATTTTCTATCATCCGTTTGGTAACCGGCTCTCGGCCAAGACCTTTGGCCCGGACGGAGGGGACGCCAGAACTGCTATAGCCGGTCGAGGCATAGCCAAGTACGATCCTCAGGCTTTCCGGATGTTGGCTGGCGGAATCCGCTATGTCCCTTGGCCCGGAGGGGGCCGGGGAATCTGGGGCCTCTTCTTTGATGACCGGCTGGACTTTGTTCGAGTTCCGCTCTGGACTGATGGAGAAGCCCGAGAAGTGTTCATGTCCGGCAAGCCCAGTCCGGATCTTCAGATCGAGATGGGCTCTCGGGTCCTAGGCGGGGATCATCCCGTCATTGCTCCCGGAGTGGACCTGAAAACCCCTGAGCTGGAATCCCGAAGAGTCAGCCTGTCCAAGGGCCTGGCTAACGTGCCAGGGCCGGCCATGGAGCTGGGGACATGGCGTAGAGCTATCGGCCGGGCCAAACAGGCAGGCTGGGGGCCGGAGCCCGTTGATTGGGAGGGAAGAACTGCCATCTATCTTCAAAGTGATCTGAACGTCTTTAAGCTGACCATTGACCAGCGCCGTAAGGTCGATTCGGGGGACGAGCCTGCTTTTCCTGGGATCATCTATGCCATCTTTGTCCGATTGCCTGACACTGGCCAGGTCGTATGTGGTTATGTCGGCCAGACTAGGAGATCTCTGGAACAGCGATTTTCAGAGCATGAAGAAGATCAGCCTTGGGCGGACCTGATCTATGGCCCTCCTGTCAAGATCTTTGTAGATAATATCAGCCAAGCTGATCTTGACGTGCTGGAGCTTCGAGTTATGGATGAGATGAAGCCCATATTCAACTGGATTGGCAATGAGACCGCCAATGAGTTCTCTATCAGCCTAGATGAAGCTATCGAGCAACGGTGGCAGCGTGATGACGAATTAGGCCGGCCCCGGTTCATTCCGAAGAAGGATCGGGAACCGCCAGAGCTGGAAGGGCCTCCTGAGGGGGTTGTCCTAAGTCTCAATAGGGGGAGATAAGCGTAATGCTGGAGTTGCTGTCTTAAGACAGCTCGAATCAAGGAGAGACCGTGCCTGAGCAAGATCCCGTGGTATTCGAGGACCGTCCTGGCCTGAGCAAAATGGATTGGACCGGAATAGACGTGCACAGACATAGCCCCTCTAGGGGGACAGAGCTGGCCGGTTGGAAGCTGGGGCTGAGTTTCGTCCTGACTTCCACATTCTTGTTCGCATGTTTCCGAGTCATCCTGATGGGCCATGCTGTGGCCGGATCAATTCTGGCTGTTATCTATCTGGTAGTAATGATGATCATGAACGTCTATAACAAGCCAAATAAGGAGACATGCCACATATGCGGGAAACTTCTGGAGAAAGCACCGAGTCACCCCTAAGAACGTGGTTCTGGCACTGGGGAGCGCCTCTCGGGACTCTGACAGTCTGTCTGATCGTGGTGATCTTGGTCCTGGACGGAGTGGGCTGGGTTGACTGACTGGGACAGCTATGAGACGATTAGACATCCCCGCCAAGAAAGGATGACCATGTGCAGAGACAAGCTCCACGGGGGCCGGCGCTGTAACGGCAAGCATGGCAGCTCGGGCTCTAGTGTTGTCGGGAGTGCTCCGGTCAGCTCCAATGTCCCCTATGGTCCAGAGAAGCCTCCCCCTCACCCGTTCACTCGGGAGCATGTCCAGCAATTAGCGGCCAAGATCCCCAAGGATCGACGGGACGCTTTCGGAAAGAAACTGACGGCTAAGGATCGTCGGTTCTTTGCTGTTCGGGAAGCGGGATGGACTGGGCCGATTGATCAAGACGGATATCCAGTCCATAGCGATGAGCCCTGGCCTAAATATCGAGGCAAGGGAAAGCCTCGCTCTGGAGTGGAAGATTCTGACACGACCAAGCCCGGCACGGCCGGTAACCCTTGGCCTAAGCCGACATGGACAATGACTCCGACTCAGAAGGCTGATCATGATTATGACCAGCCGGCCTTTGTCGGGTTGTCTGACACTGGGCAGCGCATGAGAGGCTATCTCAAAGACAAGTTAGCTGGCCGGTCATGAAAGAGACGATCTGGCTAGCTGTGGACCAGCGTGGCGTTAACCGGATGACCAAGAAGCTTCCCAGCCTGAACCGGGGAGAAATTCCGATCAAGCTAGAAGTGATCGTAGAGCCCTCGGCTTTCACTACACCTACTCTGGTCCGTACCGTCCATGTCGAGGACTGGCGTCAAGGAGTGGACATCTCTGATGTGGAGTTTAAAGAGACCACGATCACCGAGGATGAAGCCGCTCTGATCCGAGCCAGGCGCTTGGAGAAGATGGCCGAGATCCTTACTGACCACGGATTTGGAGTGACGGTCCCCGATGCCCCTAACTCCTGACTATTCAGCTCACTACCCGACCAAGACCGGAGAAGGCCCCAAGCGTAAGAATGAGCCGCTCCAGTGCGCTCGGGATCTCCAGGTCTGGCCCTGTGAAGTCGAGCAAGCTCGGGACTATGGGGCTAAGCTCCAGCGCCGTATCACTCGGGCCTTGGCCGAGTTAGAAGGATGGGAAGAATTCGGCTTGTATCAGATAATCAAGCCGATTCTGGAAGGACAGGAAGAATGAGCAAAGAGCCGGCCTGTGTTCGCTGTAATCGGTTGAAGGACACTCACCCTAGTCCGGCTTGTCTGCACTATGTCCCCCCAGCTCCTGGCTGGATGGTTGCTCTGAACAAGGTCCTGGCCAAGGTCAATCAGAAGATATGACCGAGACTGAGGGAGCTGAGTACATAGCCGATGGACCGTCTATCGCAGCGGCCTATGGCTACAGCCCTTCTACGATCCGAACCTGGAAGGATCGAGGTCACATAGCCGAGTGGGGCCGGGATTCTCACGGCCGGATCTTGTACCGGGTCCGAGACGTGGAAGCCTTCATTGGCAAGACCAAGCGGAGCCGCTCAGACGGCGCTCCTGGCTCTTGCTCGTGGTGTCCACTCCCAGCCCATCCGGCCGCTCCCGTGCCGCTCTGCATTCCGCATATAGCCGCTGTAGCTGAGTTTGCTCATCAGGCTGATCTAGTAAGGTGATCTCTTATCTAGCTCCCCAGGAGGGATGACCGATGCCCGGAGGCCGAGGACACAAGAGCCCCGATCCAGGAGACCCTCTCCACGATCAGATCCTGGACATGGTTCGGGAGGGCAAAGGCCGTAACGAGATCTCCCGAGAGCTGAACATCCCTTATATGTGGGTCACTCGGACAGCTCAAAGAGCCGGCCTGAGCTTCCTCAACACTCGGCCCCTTGAGGCTGTGGAAGCCTTACGGCGTCAGAACGCCGAGCGAAGGGCACGGTTAGCGGCCGAGCTTCTGGACGACATAGAACAGCTCCGAGAGCGGCTCTTCTCTCCGATTGTCTATGTCGATCATGGCGGGAAGGATTTCCGTAGAGTTGAGATCGACCAAGACCAGCCTGTCCCCCATGATCAGGCCGCTCTGTCCCGATCCGTTTCGATGCTGATCGACCGCCATGTCCGGCTGGATGAATACGCCGGTCGGGCTGGCGGCTCTGAAGAGTCACGTTCTATGCTGGGCCAACTCGCTTCCCTGTTCCAAGCAGCAGCCAGCGCACCAGAGCCAGATGATACGGAGTCAGGGGACGATGATCATTGATCTTCTCGCGCATGTCCGAGATGGCCAGATCTTCCAGCTTGCCTCTGTAGAAGGTCAGACTCCCTCGGAAGTGCTAGATGCCCTCGGGGAGATCGTGGATGAAGACCTGGCCAGCTTCTCTGAGCTAGAAGAGCATCTAGATGTCCTTGCCTCTAGATGAAGTCCGGCGCACCTTTTCCCAAAAGCAGATTGACTCAGTAGTTCGCTCCCAGGGCAAGATCAATATCTGGGAGGGCTCAGTTCGATCAGGTAAGACCATCGGAAGCCTAGTCCGGTGGCTGATGTTCATTAATGAAGCTCCCAAGAATGGTGAGCTGGCCATGATCGGTAAGACGATCCAGACCTTGGCCCGAAACGTTATTGCTCCACTCCGAAGCGCTGAGATATTTGGTCCCTTGGCCCGAGAGACTCAGTATGTGATGGGAGCCCCTCAGGCTGTCATCCTTGGCCGGCCAGTCCACATCATTGGCGCGGCTGATGCTCGATCAGAAGAGAAGATTCGAGGACTGACCGGAGCTGGCTTCTATGTGGATGAAGCCACACTGATTCCTGAGCTGGTCTGGAACCAAGTCCTCACCCGGATGAGCGTTCCCGGCTCTAAGCTCTTTGCCACCACTAACCCTGACAACCCTTATCACTGGCTCAGGACAAACTTCATCCTTGGGGGAGACCATCGGACTCGGACATTCAAGTTCCGACTTCCTGACAATCCGTCCCTAGAACCGGAGTATATTGACTGGCTTAAGACACAGTTTCATGGCTTGTTCTATCGACGCTTCATTGATGGAGACTGGGTAGCCGCTGAAGGGGCTATTTATGACATGCTGGATCATGACGTTCATGTAGTGGACATCATTCCTGCTATCTCCCAGTGGCTATGTGTCGGGATCGACTACGGCACTTCTAACCCGTTCCATGCCCTTCTTCTGGGACTGACCATTACAGGAGAGTTGTATGTCTGTGCCGAGTGGAGATATCACGGACGGAAAGCCCAGCGACAGCTCACAGATGCTCAGTACGCGGATAAGTTACGGGAGTGGCTTGCTCGTGATCCAGTGGGACCAAGATATGGAGCTATCGATCCGCACTGGTGGATTGTTGACCCTTCGGCCGCTAGCTTCCGAACCGAGCTTAAAACTCGGGGAGTCCGACAGTATGAAGCGGACAACTCCGTTCTAGACGGTATCCGGTTAGTGTCGTCCCTCCTAGGAGGGAACAAGCTTAGAATCCATCGGAGCTGTGAACATCTGATCAATGAGATGTCCGGCTATTCATGGGACGACAGTCTGGCTCTGATGGGCAAGGATGCTCCGCTCAAGGAGAACGATCACGGCCCAGACGCTCTACGCTATGCGGTAAAGACTACGGAGGCCATCTGGAGGCCCCGGCTCGCTGCGTAGAAGGGCTCTCAGTGCCACTCCCATCCAATCAGCCATGGCCTCCCCCGTACCTGGAGCCGGTCTACCGGGTCATGGATCGCTGGTCAGCTTGGTACTCCGGAGATCCTGACCAGCTTGCCTCAGCTCTCGGGTCACAGTCTGGCCGGCCTAATCCGTTCCCTCAGGATCGAACCTCTCAGTATCGAGGGGGAGTAGTGGGTACTCTGGCTCGGTTCTGGTGGGGAAAGCCCAGCTCGACCAGCTCTCCGACCGGCCAGGAGGAAGCCAAGCTCCATATCCCAGTGGCTGGGGACCTGGCCGCTATGTCCTCTGATCTTCTCTTTGCGGCCGAGCCCGACTTGACGATGCCCGGAACAGAGAAAGACCGGAAGCCGGCCAGCCAGGTACGGCTGGAAGAGTACCTGGAGAACGGTCTGATGGTCTCGATCCGGGAAGCGGCCGAGGTCCAGGCCGCTCTGGGAGGGGTCTACCTCCGAGCGGTTTGGGACCGTACGGTCTATGACCGACCCTGGATTCAGCCGGTCCATCCTGACCTGGCCATTCCAGAGTGGAGCTTTGACAAGCTCCGAGCCGTCACCTATTGGCGCGTAGTGCTGGAGAACAGCTCCGGGGAGGTCTGGCGTCACCTAGAGCGCCATGAGCCTGGAGTGATCTTCCATGGCCTTTACAAGGGCACCAAGGCCGAGCTGGGGACTGTTATCCCCCTGAATGATCATCCGGAAACAGAGATTTTTGTCAGCTCTCTGACCCGTGATGACTACATAGAGACCGGGATCGAAGAGCTGACGAGTGTCTATGTCCCCAATGTCCGACCTAATCGGATCTGGCGCAAGATTCCAGGGGTTCAGAACTTCGGTCGCTCCGACTATGCCGGAGTAGAGGGGGAGATGGATCAGCTTGACTTTGCCTGGACTTCTTGGATGAGAGATCTCCGGCTAGGGATTGCTCGGATCATCGTTCCCCAGTCGGCCCTGATCTCGGACGGAGCTGGCCAAGGAGCCTCGATCAATATTGATCAAGAGCTGCTAGTAGGGATGAACCTGAGCCCCAGCCCTGACAGTGACATGCTGACTCAAGTCCAGTTCAATCTTCGAGTTCAGGAGCATCGGGACACTACTCAGTCACTCTTAGAGCAAATCGTGAGGGACTCGGGCTATTCCATGCAGACGTTCTCGGGAGAGACAGACGGAAACGCTCAGACGGCCACAGAGGTCACGGCCAAAGAGAAGCGGACCCTAACTACTCGGGACCGGAAGATTGCTTACTGGACTCTCGGACTCCGGGACGCTGTGAAGATGCTCTTGGCCGTCGATAATGCCCAGTTCTCGGCCGGAGTCGAGGTAGATCGGCCTAATGTGGAGTTTCCGGACGCTGTCTCTGATCCTCCGGAAGTGGTGGCCAGGACGATCAAGACTCTTGAGGAAGCCAAGGCCATCTCGACAGAGGTAAAGATCCGAATGCTTCATCCGGACTGGAACGATGATCAAATAGCCGATGAGATCGACTCAATCGAGGGACTTAACCGGCTCCAGCAGCAAGCTTCCATCGTGGACACTCTTGGCCGGGCTCAGGCCCTCGGAGCTGTGGACACGTCCACTACTGAGTCTGTCGTCCGGAGGATGACCAATGGCCAGCGTCAGCCAGCTTCTAGCGCTTCTTGATCGACAAGCTGATGAGCTTCTTAAGCTCGAAGAGCTAGCAGCCGGCCGGGCTTCCCGAGAGCTGAGAGCCTCGATCCGAGCCATAGCGGCCGATGCTAAACGGCGCTGGGCCGAGCTTGGTCCTGAGCCGGGGCCGGTCCAGCTCCTTCTCTTCCAGAGCCAACTGGCCGGAGAAATCGAGACCCTGAAGCGTATCCGGATTGACCTAACTAGTACGGCTGAGGAAGCTGTCCGGCTCGGGATCAGTCATGGCCTTGAGCAAGGGACCAATCTTGTTCAGCCTTCCTGGGAGATCCCGGCCGAGGTTGCCGCAACCGTGGCCATGGTCTCTCTCACAGTCGCCCGCCAGCTCGATCAAGCCTCGAAGCTGGCCAAGCTACAAGGGTTCGATCTTGATCAGACCCTGGCCGCTGCGTTCCTCACGGTCACAAGAGCGGAATCCTCGGGTCGATGGCTAGTCACTCGGGCAAGTTCTTATGGTGTAACGCTGGTAGGTCAGAGAAACGATCTTGATCGGGTCTGGCGGGCTGAACGTGATGGCTGTTTGGGATGCATGGCCTACAGCGGCAAGATCCAGCGCCGAGGAAGGTTCCCAGGAGATCTGACCTTTGGGACTAAGCCCCTCACTTCTGTCTCAATTCCAGGCCCTCCTTTACATCCTAATTGCCGCTGCCAGCTCGCTCTTCTTCCTTCGGACGATCACAGAGCGGCCGAGGCTTTGGCACGTGAGGCCCGTAGATCGGTCATTAAGGGCTGGTCTTTGGAGTCTGAGAGCGAATCTGAGCGGCTCAAGGCCGCTGATCGGCTTTTACGTCAAGGGGCCGGCCTGCCCAAGACTGTCGAGGAACGGGCTAGGGCCTCAGTACGAGCTGCCAAGGAAGGCCGTAGAAAGTTCCGGCGTCCAGTACCCTGATCCTGTTCTGGCATGTGCCAGGCCCCAGCCTGGAGCTGGGCTCTCTTTCAGCCCTGGAGGCATCATGCTTATTCGTTCGTTCCTGCCCTCCCTTATTCCGTTCATGACCATTGACGCCGGAGGGGACTCTGGTGGCTCTTCTGATCAGAGTTCAGACCAAGGGGGACAGCAAGATCAGAACGATAAGCAAGACCAAAGTCAGAGCGATGACAAAGGACTTCCTAAGCCAGGCTCTGACGAATTCGCGCAATTGTCCCCAGCCACTCAAGCCGAGATCCGGAAACTTCGGAATGAGAATCAGAACATCCGGGCTCGGGCTAAGACTGCCGAGGACAGCCAGGCTGAGCTTTTGAAGAAGTTGGCCGAGGCTCTCGGGCTTAGCAAGGATGGGGACAAGCCAGACCCGGATCAGCTCACAGCAGAACTAACCAAGGCTCAGGAAGCCCAGAAGCGTAGTGATCTCGCTGTGAAGGTGCTCCGGCTTGCTCCCAAGGCAGGAGCTAATCCAGATGCAATGGTGGAGTCCGATTCCTTCATGACGACGGCTCTCGCTTTGGGATCAGTCCCAGATGCTGAGCTAATCGAGCTGATTAAGTCTACTGTGGCTGAAAAGTCATGGATGAAGGCGCAAACTTCCGCTACCCGTTCCGGAGGGGACATGGCTGGAGGCCAACCCCCTGGAGAGAAGAAATACGCTACTCCGGCCGACCGGCTGAGAGCCGCCTACGCCAATAGCGGCAATGGCACACAGACATAAGAAAGAGAGAAACTAATGGCCGTTTCATTGGCCCAGGCTGCCACGCTGTCACAGAATGACCTTCAGCGAGGCGTGATTGAGACCTTTGTCCAGCTCAGCCCTGTGCTGGACCGGCTTCCCCTGATGTCTATCGAGGGTAATGCTTTCGCATACAACACTGAAGGCACCCTTCCCGGCGTGGCGTTCCGTAACGTCAACGAGGCGTATACGGAATCGACCGGCGTTGTCAACCAAGCCACTGAGTCCCTGGTGATCATGGGTGGGGATGCTGACGTAGACCGCTTCATCGTCCAGACCCGAGGCAACCTGAATGATCAGAGGGCTGTCCAGACCCGGCTCAAGGTCAAGGCATCGTCCTACCGATTCCAGGATGCCTTCTTCAATAATGATGTCGCGGCCGGTGGCGAAGCTGCCAAGGGCTTTGACGGATTGAAGAAGCGTCTGACCGGTGCTCAGGTGATCGCTGGAGGTACGAACGGGATCAATGTCGTCGGCAACGGGACCACTGATCCTCACGTGTTCCTTGACAAGCTGGACGAGCTTCTTGGCTTGGTCCCTGGGATCGGGCCGGACAATGGCGCGATCTACGCCAACAGCTTCATTCTTCCCAAGGTCCGGAGTGCTACCCGGCGCATCGGTGGGACGGAGATCATCCAGGAGGATCTCACCAGAAAGCGAATCCTGACCTACAACGGGATTCCGCTTCTCGATCCAGGGGACAATCTGGCCGGGACCAAGATTCTTCCCCAGACCGAGACCCAGGGAGCCAGCTCCGTGGCCAGCTCGATCTACGCGGTCAAGTTCGGCGAGGACGAGAACGACGGAGGCGTGACCGGCCTCACCAATGGAGGGGTCATGGTCGATGATCTCGGCTTCCTCCAGTCCCAGCCTGTCTACCGGACCCGGATCGAGTTCTACTGCGGTCTTGCGCTTTTCGCAGGCAAGGCAGCGGCCCGGCTGACCGGCATTCTTAACGGCTGATCTTCAGTCCGTCCATTACAAGATCAGAATCAGGAGATCAGTTCAATATGGCTGACGAGAAGCAAGCACGAAACAGAAGCGGGGATCAGCCCGCCAGCGAGGACACCACGGCTCAGCCGGCCGACTCAGGAGGCCAGACGTTCAATCTGGTCACGCCTTCATCCAATCCTGAGGGAGCTGGGGAGTCCGGCGTTCCGGTTGCCCTGGGAGGCGTGTCCAGCGTCCCGGTTCAGGAGAACAGCGGAGATACGGCCGAGGCAGCGGCCAGCTCGGTGGATGATCACCGGACTGGAGAGCGGCCTTGGGTGACCCGAGCTGAGGGAGAAGTCCCTGGCACCGAGTCCCATACGGCTCCAGGGGATGCTCCGGCTGATACCACGGACCCGAGGGAGCGGCTTTCGACGGCTACCCCGAGCGGCTCTGAGCTGGCCAAGGCCGCTCAGGCTGGTCTGGGCTCTGTCGTGGCCTATGCCAAGGTGGGCGAGTCGGCTCCGGTTCCCTCTGTCGAGGGGGGCCGGATCGAGCGATACCAAGTGCCCGTAGACCAGTTTGGGAATACGGTCACGGTCGAGCACAACATCGATACGGGCAAGTCTCGGCGAGTCTGACTTATGCCTAGCTACGTCACTCCGGATGAGCTAGAGGACTTCCTGGATTCAGATCCAGGAACTACTCATCCGGAGCGACTCCTAGAACGGGCCTCGGAGATCATTGATGGTCTCCTGGTTGGCAGGGTCTATGACGTGGACACGGCCGGGCTTCCCACAGACAGCACCGTTCAGACCAAGATCAAAAGAGCGGTCTTGCTCCAAGCTCAATACATGATCGCTCTAGGGGACGAGACTGGCGTAAAAGGCCAGTTCTCTTCCCTGAGTACCGGAGGCGTTAGCTGGTCACGAGCTGGGGACTCTTCGGCCGCTGTGGTGGCTCCGGCTGTTCAGGACTTCTTCCGAGTGGCCGGACTGCCAGGGACTCTCACACTCAGGATTGGCTGATGTTTGCCGTTCCGAGTGTGGCTCTGGTGATCGAAACTCCTGGAGCTGTCCCCGATCCTCTGGACGAAACTCCAGTAACAGGAGAGCCCGAGACTGTCACGGTTCAAGGAGTGGTGATCCCTGAAGGATCTAGCTCTGACAACCGGGAAGTGATGACACGTACACAGATCGAGACTTTCTATCGGGTCTTTGTCGAGGGGTCATGTCCTTATCTAGTGCCTACCTCGAAGGTGCGCTGGTCTGGACTGACTCTCGATATTCGGGGGAAACCTGAATTCTGGCCTGATGGAGTAGGTGGAATCTCGCACACTGAGGCCCTGGCGGCTCTGGTGACAGGATGAGCCGAGTAGAGCTGTATCCAGACTGGGAAAGAACGGTTCAGAGAGCCTCAGATCCCCAAATTAGGGCTCGGGCCGAGAAAGCCTTGGACTGGGCCATCAGAACAGCCCCAGTCGATACGGGAGAGTACAAAAGCAAGCTCAGAATGAGAGCCCTCCCTGGAGGGGGCTACCGGATAGAAGCTCTAGCTGATCATTCTGTCTTTGTCGAATTTGGGACCTGGAAAATGGCTCCCTACCATACTTTGGCGGTAGCTCTCGGAGCTGCCAGGACATGAAAGAGAATCATGGGAACTAAGGTAGAAGTCCGTTTTCCCTTCCCGGACTATGACTATCAGGCTCGGAGAATCATTCCGGCTGAAGAAGGTGGCCGGACTCACAAGGTTGGGGACGTGGTCGAGCTGGACGATGAAGTAGCCCGGCTCCGGATCGCTGATGGCTTTGCTGTCGAGACTGACTCTCGTAAGACCCCCAAGGAGAGCTAATGCCTGTCGGGACTCAGACCGATCCACATCGGTTAGTCACTGAGTTTCCCGATATCGAAACAATTACGGGACGCTATCTCCGTGATCAGTTCGGCTCGGACGCATACGTTTACACCGTGCTTCCTTCCACAGTGACCTATGACAAGCCCGTCATTAGAGCGCTGAGGATCGGAGGACAGCAATCATGGCCAGTGATCGATAATCCCCAAGTGGACTTCGATGTCTGGGCCAGAACGTTGGCAGAAGTCAAGGCCGCTGTTAGTAGGGCTCGGGCTTACTGCCAAGCAATGAAGGGCTTCACCTATATGGGTGGAGTGATCACTAGAACAGAGGAATTCGCTGGTCCGGTCAGAAGGCCGGAGACAGATGAGGGACTGGAGCGAATCGGCTTCAGCTTTGCTTTCGGGCTTCAGAAGATCTAAGGAGAGAGAACAATGGCAGGCGATGCCACTAATGTCCGGATCGGTGTCTCTGGTCTGGCGTATACAGCAATTGTCGGCTCCACTGTTCCGAGCACTCTAACCGGAGCTTGGGCAGCGGCATGGACTGACCTTGGGCTGATCCTCAAGGAGGACGGTCTGACCGAGGCCATGGACATGGAGCGTAATGAGTTCTTTGCCTGGGGCTATCAGTCTCCAGTCCGGAGCCAGGTTCTCCGTAAGACCATCACGTTCCGAGCGGTCTTCTTGGAGTCCAAGGCGCACGTTCTCAGTCTCTACCACGCGCATCCACTCTCAGGCATGACCAGCTCGGGATCTGGCGCTGATCAAGCTCTGACCTGGACACAAGGCCAGTCCAGTGATCCGGACGTGAGAGCGCTGGGCCTTGACATCATCGACGGGACCAAGCGGAACAGGTTCATTGTTCCTCGGGCAGAAGTGACCGAGCGTGGCGATATCGTCTATAAAGAAGACGATATGGTCCAGTACGACATGACCTTTACGGCCCTCCTGGCCTCGGATGGCTCATCTGTTCAGCGCATGTACGGAGGCGTAGCCGCTCCGGTCTGATAAGGTCTCGGATACAGGACCAGCTCTGTGAATCGCACTCGGGGGGCTGGTCCTGTCCCGACTATCTAGGAGACCGTGCCACGTGTCCGAAGAGACCTTTGACCCGAAATTTGATCTTGACCTGGACGCTCAGGACGATGCAATCTCGGCCGAGGCCGAGGCCAAAGAAGTCAAGATCAAGGTCCGGATCGCCGGCCGGACTATCGAGTTCCCTCCGCTCCGAGACTGGCCCTATGACACTCAGGAGACCATCTCAGACGGCTTCCTGATCGAGGCCATAGAGGATGTCATGGAAAGGCAGCTTGGCCGAGACGGGGCCAAGGAGCTGGGGGAGTTCCTCCGCAAGCAACCCGGCCAGAAGATCGTAGACATCATGCAGCACCTTGACCGAGTGTCGGGGGTCAAGACGGGGGATTTTTCTTCCTCCAATCGAGCCTCACGCAGGAATCGACGGCGTTAGAGGCTGACTTCCAGGAGTTCTATCATCTGGAGCTGACGGACTTCTACCGAGGGAAGATCTCCAAGAGACGGATGATCGTCCTGATCAAGGGACTTCTCTACCGTGAGACATCACGGTTCCGGACAGCCTTCTTGGAGCTGGAGCATTCATGGTCAACTCAGGATGAGCTTCTGGCCTCGATCAATGACCGGATAGCCTCGCTCTTCGAGCTGACACGGGTCAAGGGCACCAAAGACCGGTTTAAGAAGCCGGCTCCGTTGCCGCGTCCCAAAGTGGGACAGCAATCAGATATGCTCGGTGCTGACCAAGACCAAGAAGCTAATGATCTTGCTCTTGAGTACCTACGCCAGTTTTCCCCCGGAGGGAAAGGCGAAGGATCATCGTCCATCCCCGAAGTGGCAGCTCTGCGCACGGTCGAGGATGAACGCCATGTGATCTGAGCTGACCTCTCGGGGAGGGATCTTTGAGCACAGCCGCTGGGGCTGTCCATGTTGACGTACTCCCCGAGTTCCGCTCCTTTGGAGCCCGTTTCCGAGCCGGCCTAGGCCGCTCTGTCCGAGCGGCTGGGACCACTGAGTTCCGGCGTCACGGTGAAGCCAGCGGCCGGGCCATGGCCGAGGGGGCCGAGCGCGAGACACGTAGGCGAGGCGTACGGGGCTTTGTCAGTGCCGGCCGCTCGATGGGTGGGGGGCTCCGAGCTGGGATCGTAGGCAGCATCGGAGGGCTCCCAGGGATCATCTCTGGGATTATGGGCGGTGTAGTGGTCTCGGCCGTCCACAAGACCACTCAGAGCGCTTCAGACCTAAATGAGACGGTCTCCAAGACCAGCGCCATATTCAAGAGTGCTACTCCCGAGATCATGTCCTTTGCCGCTAATGCGGCAACATCCCTCGGGATGAGCCGAGCTGAGGCATTAGAAGGAGCCTCAGCCTTTGGGAACTTCTTCGACCAGATAGGGCTGGCTCGTGGCGAGTCGGTCAAGATGTCCACTTCTCTGGTCAGGATGTCTACAGACCTGGCCAGCTTTAATAATGCCAATCCAGCCGAGGTCATGGAAGCCTTCCAGGCCGCCACTCGGGGAGAATACGACACACTCCAGCGATTCATCCCAACTATCTCGGCTGCCACGGTCGAGACAGAAGCTCTCCGGCAAAGCCATAAGAAGAGCGCTGATGACCTTACAGCCGCTGACAAAGCAGCGGCTCTTTACTCTCTCAGCGTTAAGGGGATGGGCCAGGCCCAAGGGGACTTCGCCAAGACCTCTGGAGGGCTGGCCAATCAGCAAAGGATCTTGGCTGCTAACTGGGCTGATCTCTCGGCCAAGATAGGCCAGATCTTCCTTCCCGGAGCAATCCGCATGGCCAAGTGGATGAATACCACTCTGATCCCCGTACTTGGCCGCGTGGCATCGTTCCTCTCGGCTGTCTGGGCTCATAAGTGGAATGCAGCCGCTGACATCCTGAATGAGTTCCGGGCCAAGATGATTGCTTGGGCTCGGGACACACTCCCCCGGTGGTGGGCAGCTCTCCAGCAACTTGGCTCCCGACTCGTGGCCTGGATTACGCCACGGATAGGGCCGGCCGCTGTCCAGCTCGCCAAGTGGGGTCTAGCCCTGATCAAGTGGATCACGGGGACCTATTGGCCCTGGCTGTGGCGGACGGCTCAGAGCCTCGGTACGCGGCTCGTGGCCTGGATCGGGCCTCGTATAGGCCCGGCCGTTGCCAAGCTCCAGGAATGGGGCTCCCGGCTCGTGGGATGGCTTCTGAGGACAGGTATCCCCTGGCTTGTGGCTCGGCTCACAACCATGGGAGAGAAGCTCGTGGCGTGGATTCGGCCCCGAGTTCAGCCCATGCTTAATCAGCTTGCGTACTGGGCTGGCCGGTTAGTGGGCTGGCTTCTCTCTACGGGTCTTCCCTGGCTTCAGCGTCGTATGGCTGAGATGGGAGTAAAGCTGGTCTCCTGGATCGCTCCCCGGATTCCGGGCATGATCGCGGCCCTGGTGGTCTTCGGAATGAAGATGACTGGCTGGATCATCACCAAGGGAATTCCCATGCTGGTCGTGTCCTCGGCCAAGATGGGAGCGGCGTTTATCGAGGGCCTCAAGGACGGAATCCAGGGCCAGATGAATTCCATAGGCTCCTGGATCAAGAGTCACATAGTAGACCCGATCATCAGCGCCGTTAAGAACTTCTTTGGCATCCACAGCCCCTCTCGGGTCTTCGAGGGCATAGGCGGAAACCTGATCCGGGGTCTGGCCAAAGGTCTGATCGGAGGTAACCCGAGAGCCCTTATAGGTAAGGTCTTTGGCGGTATGCCTCAGGCACTGGGAGCTTTGTTCTCTAAGGGCCTGATTGGGCTTCAGGGGCTGGGGAGAAGGGCTCTTGACGCTTTGGGCTTTGGAGTTCCGGGAGGGATCTCGGCTGACTTCCTCGGGTCTATCAAGGGCTTTGGCGGGGCCGGAGTCTCTGGGATCTTGGCCATAGCTCGGGCTCTGGGTAACGGGTTCAATGCTCATACGGACCCCCAGGGAGGCTCAGCCTTTGACATCTTCGCTTCTGGAGCGGCTAACGCTCGATTGGGAGAAGCTCTGAGGCTGGCTCATAATCTCCTGGGGCTCCGTTACGTGATCACCAATATGATGATTGCGTCAGCTCGATCAGCCTGGAACTGGCGTCCCTATACTCCGATAGCCAGCACGGGAGACTTCCGTCACGAAAACCACACTCACGTTTCCTATGATTCGGGGGGCTGGCTTCCCCCTGGCCATACGATGACCTACAACGGGACCAGACATAACGAGCTGATCTTGACCAAGGCCCAGCAAGACAAGCTCTTTGGCCGGGCTGGTGGAGACAGGAACTTCTATATCCAGGCTCGTGAGATCCCGGTAGAGCGTGCCATTATCGAAGCTCAGCAACGGGCCGACCTTTTAGAGCGCATAGGAGCCTGAGCGTGCCAATTCTTGTAGCTCCTGGCTCTGTAGTTCCAGAGACTCCGACTGTTCCAGAGATCGAGGCTACTCAGCTCGACTGGATCTCAGCCTCTGGAGAGATAATCCGGCTAACGGACTGGTACGCCCTGGATTCTGGCCTAATGGTGATGCCTGGAGTGCTGGGCCATCTCATGCCGAGCTGGGAATTCTACTCAGACACAAGCCCAGCCTTTGACGGAGAAAGTATCCGGGGAGTCCGAGCTGGACCGCGCAATATTACAGTCCCGGTCTTGATGTGGGGACCTGACCGGAATACGTGTCTAGATATCTTCCATCGGTTGATCTCTTCCCTCAATCCCCGGAACGGGATAGGGACTCTGGTCTTTACTGAGCCAAGTGGCCGGTCTTACTCTATCCAGGGCTACTACGCTTCAGGCTTTGAGGGGGACGATAACGACGACGAAACTGGACGACACTGGATAACGGCTGTCCTGGTCTTCCGATGCCCTCGGCCGTACTTTGAGGGAGATATAGTTTCCTACACTTGGCAGCTAGCCGAGACTCCTGGAAACTTCTTCCCGTTCTTCCCTCTAAACGTGTCCCCCAGCCAGGTACTTGGGAGTCTAGAGATCGTCAATATTGGGGATGCTGAAGCCTTTCCGATCTGGGATCTCTCTGGCCCCTATACCTCGATCACTCTTGAGAACTTGTCCACTGGAAAGAGCTTGATCATAGCTAAGGACGCTCTAGCGGGACAAGTAGCCGTGATCGACACGACTGAGGGAGTTAAGACGGCTGTCCTAGACGGCTCTACGAATCTCTATGAGTGGATGAGCCTTACCAGCTCTCTCTGGCCGCTCCGTCCCGGATCTAATCAGATCTCTATCTCTCTGTCCGGAGCTACCACTGGAGCATCTGCCACGCTCACTTATCGGCCCCGATACCTAGCAGGGGTCTGACATGGCACTAGTGGACCTCCATGTCTTCATCCGGGACATTAACCGAAAGCTTCTGACTGAGATCGATGATTACAAGAAACTGACTTACCGTCCCTCTTTTAATGATGTGGGGACATGGATTCTGGACTTGAATCTGCACGCGGCTAAGGCTCCATTCCTTGATCCTCGGGCCGGGGGAAGCAATCCAGGAGGGGGGATCATCGTCGTCCGTAACGGCTCGATCCTGTTCTCCGGTCCTATCGACTACTACCAAGGGAAGGGCTCGGCCGAGGATCAATCTTCTGATGATCTTGTCGTGTCCGGCTTTGACGATAACGCTGTGCTGGAGCAAAGGACTGTCTGGCCTGTGCCGGCCAATGCCTTCACAGCCCAGGGAGCTACGGCCTTCTATGAGATCTCCGGAGCAAGTACCAAGATGGAGACCCTTATGAGATCTCTGGTCAACGTCCAGACTGGGCCAGGGGCTCGGGTTGAGCGCCGGACTCCGGGACTCGTCCTTTTGGCTGACAGTCTCCGAGGGACCAATACGGCCTATCGTGGCAAGTTCCGCTTTGAAACGGTGATCCAGGCTCTCCGAGAGATTGCCAAAGCTGCTCCATCGGGCCTGTCTGGTCCGTTCGGCCGAGGGGGGCTTGGTTTCCGAGTCACTCAGAACATGACCGGCACGGCTCTAGAGTTCACGGTCTATGACATCGCTAACCGGATCAATATCGCCAAGTTCTCCCCCGAGCTGGGAAACCTGATCGAGTGGGACTATTCGGCTCAAAGGCCGGCCACGACGTTTCTCGGGCTTGGGGCTGGGCGCACAGCCGCATTCAGCAACGGGCCTACCGTGGCATCTAACCTCTACGCCTACGAGCGGACAGATCTGATGTTCCCCAGCCTCCGAGCTGAGGACTTCGAGGATGTGGGGGAGGTAGACCCAGCCGCTACGGACGCTCAGGCCCAGCTAGATGAAAGGGCCGAGAGTCACTACGACAGTAACGCCGGCCAGGTAGGGGCGACCTTTAAGCTCCTGGATACTGAGAGTGTCAAGTTCTATGACCATTGGCGCATCGGAGATTACGTGTCTGTCCGGATGCCCAATCTGACGCTCCAGGAACAAGTCCGCTCGATTACGCTAGAGTATGACGCTGACCGGAACGAGCAAATAACGGCCACTGTAGGGACTGAAGACGGGGCCTATAAACGCAGGACTCCGGGAATCTACCGGAGAATTAACGGAGTATCGCGCAAAGTGGCCAAACTGGAGGTCCGGCAATAATGGCAGAGACTAGCCTTCCATTCTCGACTAGCCCTGTAGCTACTGAAGCTCAGTGGAGTTCTCTGATCGGGTCTCTTGGCATGGTGGACGGAGTGGATGCTAACGATCCGACTGGCACAGTCCTTAAAGTTACGGCTAACGGGACCAGCACTCTCTCAATAGCAGAGGGAGAAGCTATGGTAAACGGCTTCTATTACAATAACTCGGCTGTACTGAACAAGACTGTCCCGAATAATGCCGGAGGAACTTCACGGATTGACCGAGTAGTGCTCCGATGCTCTCAGACCGCTAACAGTGTGGTGGTTACCTATCTCACTGGAGGTTCCTCGGCTCCGACGATTGCTAACGACCGAGACGACATATTCGATATTCCCCTGGCCAAGATCACAGTCCCGGCCGGTACAGCCTCAGTCCCTCCAGGTAACGTCGTGGATGAGCGATGGTTTAGAGGTAAGGGAGTCGCCTCCAGCCTTTCCGCTTATCGACGGCCGGCCTATTACGGCCAGATCATTATCGAGGGTCCTGGAACTGATCCGAACATTTACATGGGATCGGGAGCCAATTCCTGGACTCAGCTCTTCCCTGTCCTTAGGTCAGCAGCTACGTGGACTGTTGTTTCTTTTGCTACTGGTTGGGAGAATCTGAACAGTGGAGATTACGCTGATGTGGCATATACCAAGTTAGCTAATAACATGGTAAAGATTAGGGGCAATGCTCGGGCTTCTTCTGATCGTCCTAATGATTCTCGGATATTTACTCTTCCGTCTGGATTCCGGCCAGGATCTCGGGAAGTGTTTCAGAATTCGTCCTCTGATACGGACTATACGACTAGCCCTTGGACCGGCCGAGTTGATGTCCTGCCTAATGGTGAAGTTCATTACTATTCTGAAATGTCTGCGGACCAATGGGTTTCCCTATCTAATGTATTTTTCCAAGCGGTCTGAATTGAGAGCCCTTAGATGACTCGTTATTTGTTCGGACTATCTCCGGCTGATTTTGCTGTAGAAGTTGTAGGAGATGAGTTAGAGTTACGTCCTGGAGCTGTAGGTAATGTATATGGCTCGTACTCTGGTTCAGATCAGATTGTCGATCTACAAACTCCTGAAGGAAACCCGATTACTGTTGTAACGGCTGATGATTCAGGAAGGATCGGCTTTCTCGGACCAGACAATGTACTGACCACGTATATAGATTTTGGGCATGGGCGTTTTGCTCTTCAGGCTCTTGACATCACGGCCATCTTGGAAGCTCAGAATACTTCCATAGCAGACTTCCAGGACCAGATCAATGGAATCAGTGGGGGCCAACAGTTCATGTATGTGAACCCCTTGGCCGCTAATGACACTCAGGACGGCCGGACCTGGAACAAAGCCAAGAAGACCTTGGCCGCTGCTATTGCCGCTGGCGTCAAGGGAGACATGATCTTGCTTGGCCCAGGAGCCCATGACTGTGGCTCCGGAGTGGACATGCCCAGAGACAAGATTATGGCGGTCCATGGCATGGTCCCTCTAAATCAAAAGCAGCACGCCTCTACATCCACAGTGGGCCAGGCTGTCCTGACCTCTACGGCCGGCACGCGGCCGGCCTATTACATCCGGATTCCAGCCTCCCCAGCTCCTGGAGGGGCCAATGTCTATGGAGGATCATTCCAGAACTTTTATATAGACGGAGACAAACTGGCAGACACAGGAGCGGCTATAGAAGCTCATGCTGTTAACTATGTGTCTGTCATAGGAGTGCGAGGACGAGCCCAGACCCCTGTCAATACTCGGGTTCTTGTCAGGTCTGACCGAACCAATGGCGACGATGCTTCCTGGTGGACTTTCCGAGAATGCGGCACTTACAGTATGCGAGGGCCAGAGATGGACGGGAACTACATTACGATTGACGAGAGTTGTGCGTTTATGCATACCTCTCCCGGAGTAGGTCCTGGGGTCAAGATCACTGGAGGGACTCAGCCTAAGATCCGTTGTGATTTAGAGGGCTGGGATACAGGGGTATACCTGGACGGATGTCGAGGCCCAATCGTGGCCACTACAGGAGAGTCCCTTACTACCTCTGTTTATGCCAAAGACTGCTATGCCGGGGATATTAGCCATATGTCCTATGCGGCTACCGGTAATTCTAAGATTGTTATGGACGGGGGAGGCTATTCCGGATCAGGGGCTGAGCTACCCAACTTTGTCCGGACTCCGAATGAAGTTCAGCGGCTTAATAACCCGAATTTCATCCTGATCAGCCATCGGGCTGAGACTTTGCCACTCCAGAAGATGGCGGCTAGTGGTGGCCTGATCAATCACACCTTGGCTAATCAGGTCAATCCGGGCTTGGAGATCGAGCCTCAGCTAACCCAGGATGCTTACTCCATGACAGGGCTTACCTTGGAGTATTGGAATGGCTCGGCCTGGGTAGCCTGGACCGGCCTAGCGGCTGGTAGTGATGTCCACACTCTCCATGTTCAGGACTCCAGTGGAATCACGATAGACGAGACTCATAAGCGCTTCCGGGTCCGTAACACACTTTCCCTGGTAGGTAATGGGGGAGGCCGGCTGATCGGTCGGCTGATCCAAAGCTCAGGAGCTACTGGGACTATCACATGCCGGGCCTTGGATGGCTCCATGGTCGAGGACACGGCTAAGACTGTTGTCCTGTCCTTCTCTTCCCCGGCCTCCCGCCGTGGATTCTGGGCGGATATGGGCCTGCCCAGTGCGACCTTTATCGAAGTCGAGTTTAATCTCGGGATCTCCGGGGTCCAGACAGCCACTCTGAGAAGGCTCGCTCTTCTTACTTCTGAGGTCCATGCCAATAACTTTGGCCGAGAGCTGAGAGGATCGCTCACGCCTCAGGGCAACGTTACCGGGGCTCGGGGAGATACCTACCACTGCACTGGAGCCAGCATAGCGGCTGATGCCGGCTGGTATCAGCATAACGGGACGGCCTGGATTAAGCTGATCGGCCGGCCAGCTTCTGGAGCTACAGCAATCACGGGATCTCGGGCCAACCCTGAACAAGCCTTGGCCAATCTTCTTACCGAGCTAGCCGCTCGGGGAATCATCATCAATAGCACTAGTGCGTAAGGGATCTGATTGTGGCTCGTCACCAATTTGGACTTAGCTCGGCTGACTTAGCCCTAGAACGTCTAGAAGATGAGCTAAGGGTACGTCCAGGATCAGTAGGCACAGTTTGGGACGCATACATTGGAGGAAGTCAATTAACTGATCTTCAAAATCTCGGACTTTCAAGTGTTACCGAAGTTATAGCTGATTCAGATGGACGAGTCGGATTTTGGGGACCAGATGAAGTCTTCCTGGTCTATGTAGATTTTGGCTGGGGTCGATTCGCTATGTCAGCTATCGATCTAGGAGACATTCTCAGTAATGCCATAGAAAGAATTACGACACTAGAAGCCCCTATTTCTGTCAATATTCAGACAGGAGCAAGCTATACTCTTGCTCTAGCTGATGCAGAAAACAGAGTTGAAAGGAATAATGCTAGCGCGCACACAACTACCGTCCCCCCAAACTCATCAGTACCGTTTCCTCTAGAAACCACAATTCTGTTACGTAATTACGGAACAGGGGCTATGAGTATCGTAGCCGGATCAGGAGTCACAATTAGGAGCAGAGGGGGGTCACTGTCCTTGGCCGGCCAGTATTCCTCTGCACTTCTTACAAAGCGTGGAACTGATGAGTGGATGCTAGACGGAGACCTGACATAATCGTATCCATAATTAAGGAAAGGAAGACTTACCATGGCCGTCGGCCTCAACCCTGCTATTGCGAATTCACTTCTGGATGCGCTTCTCAATCAAACGAACTACACCGCTCCTACCACTATCGCTATCCAGCTTCATACTGGTGATCCAGGAGCGGCCGGTACTGCCAACATCGCTCAAGGTGGAGCGGGCAGCCAAACTCGCAAAGACATTACGGCGGCCTTTCCGGCCGCTGCGGCTGGGTCATGTACCAATAACGTGGATATTGCATGGACAGCCGGGGAAGTGGACGTAGCTGAGGACTACACGCACTATTCCATCTGGACATCAGCTACTCCCGGTTCAGGAACCTTTCTATGGTCGGGAGTGATCACGGCTAACGCTGTCTTGGTGGGAGACCAATTCAAGATCTTGTCCGGTGGCCTGGCTGTTACCTTCGCTCTGGCCGCGTAATCCTCAGAGGGCTTTGAGCCCTAAGAACGGGTAACCAATGGCCACAAGGCTTTATGGAGTTGGCACTACAGCCGCTCCAGTGTCCCCTGGCTTTGGCGCATGGACGACCACCACGGGAGCAGTTAGGCGCTCTCTGGACTTAACTAAGTCAGGGAGTGCTGAGACCCGTTCTGCCGTTGCTGTCACGTCTGGAGCTGGCAATAACGCTCTAGGCTTCCAGCTTGTCTCTGATCCGCTGAGCGGTGCTCAGACAATTACTGGAACCGTGACCATCGTCACTCGTGGCCGAGAGCTGGCCGGTACGGACAACATTGGTGCTCGTGTCCGGACAATCAAGGTTTACAGCAATGATGGGAGCACTCTTCGAGGAACACTCCTAGCCCTTGGTAACCACTCGGTCACCACTGAGCTAGGGACTACTCTGGCCGGATATCCGGCCGCTAATGCTCAAGCTCTCAGCTCTGTCTCTGCCCAGGACGGAGATCGTATTGTCGTAGAACTGGGCTACGGATTGACCGGCACCGGAACCACGCCTCAATATGACATGGTCATTGGGGGGACCGGAACTGATCACGCTAACGCTGAGGGAGACACGACAGGAACTATTCCCTGGATTGAGTTCTCTCAGAATTTAAGCTTCCAGGTTCCGATTGTCACAGGAACAATCAGCTCTAATCTTGAATTCTCAGCCCCGGCTTCTGGAAGTTCAATCAAGCTTGGAACTTCTAGCTCTGATCTGGGCTTCTCAGGACCGGCTTCTGGCACTAACCATCCAGGCGCAATTACAGGATTGCATGTCTGGCTAGCCGCTGACAGACAAACGGGCTTGGCTGGGGGAGCGTCAGTCTCCCAATGGGACGATACTTCAGGCCTTATCAATCATGCAATACAAGCAACGTCAACAGCGCAACCTAGCTACCAGACAAACGTCATTAACGGTAAGCCCGCAATTCGTTATGACGGTAATGATTACTTATCGATCACTAACACTGATGCACTGGCATTAACTAATAACCGAGCGGCAATTACCTTTTTCGTTGTTGCCTCGCTGTCCTCGGCAGGAAATGTACTTCGTAACCTCCTGTACTTCTCTACGGCCGCTGCGGACTCTACTCGTGCCAAACTAAGCCAGCGCACGGCTGGAGTGTGGGGATTATCTGGACGGAGGCTAGATAGTGACGGATTCGTAGCTGTAGAAGGCAGCTCGGCTACTCAAACCGGCTTCCAGATGTTCTGTGCAGTTTTTGACTGGGCTAATAGTGACGTAACGTTACGTCGTAATGGAGCCATAGAGCTATCCTCAACTGCTTTCCAAACAGATGGCAATACTTCTCCTACCGACTCAGGAGCTGTGACAGTCGGGGGCGCAACGGCGTCCACTAGTGAGCCATGGCTTGGGGATATTGCTGAAATTCTGGTATATGACCGTGCTTTGTCCAGTGATGAACAAGCCACTATCGAAGCCTATTTAAGTAATAAATATGGGTTAACAAGTGCGGTTACTGGAACAATCAGCTCTGATCTGGGGTTCTCAGGCCCGGCTTCCGGAGTTCTGGTCAAGCTTGGAACTTCTAGCTCTGATCTTGGTTTCTCGGCCCCTGCCTCCGGAGTTCCGGTCAAGCTCGGGACGGTCTCTACCAGTTTGGGCTTTTCGGGTTTAGCTTCTGGAATACCGGTCAAGCTCGGGACGGTCTCGACCAATCTAGGATTCTCAGCTCCGGCCGCTGGTGATTCGATCAAGCTCGGCACGGTCTCGACCAGCCTGGGCTTCTCTGGGCCGGCCACTGGGACCATTGTGGGGGCTCCGGTCACAGGCACGGCCACGGGGGCTCTGGGCTTCTCTGCTCCTGCTTCCGGCGTGCCTGTCAAGCTCGGGATCAGCTCCGTGGGGCTGGGCTTCTCCGGGCCGGCCTCGGGCTTCAAGATCGTTCAGGGGTCCTCGACTACCGGGCTCGGCTTCTCCGGGCCGGCCACGGGTTCCAAGATCGTCCAGGGGTCCTCAGTTACCGGCCTGGGATTCTCTGGGCCGGCCGCTGGCGTGCCGGTCAAGATCGGGACCAGCTCGATCAGCCTGGGCTTCTCAGCTCCGGCAACGGGAACCGTAGTCGGGATCATCACCGGGACCAGCTCGGCCAATCTGGGCTTCTCAGCTCCGGCCGCTGGCGTGCCTGTCAAGCTCGGGACCAGCTCGATCAGCCTCGGCTTCTCGGCCCCGGCCTCAGGGGCTGGCACTACTGGAGCACTGGTCACGGGCACGGCCACGGGCCTCCTGGGCTTCCTGGCTGGGGCTGTGGGAACGGTGATCAGTGCGATCCCTCCCAAGGTCCGGAAATTCCCTGTGACGCTCGGAGCTACGAGATCTTCTAGCTCCGAGCTGGGCTCAGAATCGAGCGGCCAGGCTCTAGGCTCTACCGTGGCAACAGCCGAGAGAGGATGATCATGTCTTTAGGTCCGTACCGAGTCGGAGACCAGCCGGCCGACCAGATAGCTCTGGTGATCAGCCGAGCTGGGGACGCTGACCCCCTCTCGGGCTTCTCAGATGCCACGGTCGAGATGAGACGGCCGGACAGGACTTCCACGAGCTGGGATGCCTCGCTTGAGCTTCCCAGCTCTGTCGTATCGGCCTGGCCGTCCAACCCCTTCACACAGTCCGGCCAGTATCGGATTCGAGCTGTCCTGACTGGATCTGGAGGGGTTATCGAGAGGGCCTCCTGGGTCCGTTTCTGGGTCCGTCCCGCATAGTCCGGCTGGGCCTCGGCCCCTGTACCCTGGCACGGTCTCCGGGGGCCGGGCTCAGCCTCCGATAGAGTGAGGGCCATGCCTCGCTGGGTAGCAATCGCCTTTGGCGTGCTCTGCATTCTTCTGTCCATCCTGGTGATCCTTCAGATCATTGGGAGTGTCTAGACCCGAGAGGGGGTGAAACTATGAAGAAGAGAACCATGATCAAGACCGGCCTAGCTGGGATTGGTGCGGCTATCGTGCTGGCTCTGCCAGTGATGGCCGGAGCTGAATCGTCCTTTGGTCCTGGAGCCAGTGACAAGGGTCCTCAGGATGCTGGGGCTCGCTGTCATCCTCCGGGCCAGACCACGGATCGAGCTGAATGCAAGTAGCCTGAACATGACAGAGCCCCTCAAGGCTCATACCTTCGAGGGGCTCTGTCCAGGGCCGGGATGCCTGACTCTTATAACTCTACCTCGGCCCAGTCTATGGCCACACTGGCCGAATGAATCCGAGCCCCGTCCAGGAAGCCCAGGACTCCTTCCCAGGGCAGAGGGCCGGGAAAGCCAGCCATCCACCACCTACCAGCTATCTTGCTGATCACGTAGGTCTTGCTCTTGATGCTGTACCGGCCAGCACGATGGCTCCGAGTGGCTTTGACCATCAGCACGGTCTCATCCGGGAAGGTATCGGCCGGGGCTGGCTTGGTCTCAGAGTTGACTAGACGGAGGTTCATGAGAAGTCCTCTCTTATTGAGTTTCCCAAGGGGCTATGGGCCGGTCAGGGTAGCCGTATTCAGGACCTTCTGGATATCCAGGGAAAAGCGCTCGGGCTCGGTCAGGGAGGGACAGGAACCACAGCGCGGCTTCCCGGCACTGTTGCTCGAAGTCCGGCCCCAAGGTCAGAGTAATGACGATCTTGCTCTGACCTCCAGAAGCCGGCTGAGCTTCGATGAAGGCTGGAGGGAGCTGTTCAGCCATCAGAGAGCCCCAGCCCGATCCAGGTAGTTCAGGCCCAGTTCCAGGAAGTCCTGCTCGGCCTGGGTAACTTCGGCCTCGATCACTCCAGGAGTGGTCAGTTCAGGGTCCGTCATCGCGGCCCAGAAGTCAGCCAGGTAAGAGTTCCGCTCGGGGATGGACATGGCCGCTAGCTTGCGGTCTGACTCGGTGAGTGGCATGAGTCCATGGTATGACATCCATGGACAGATCGCAAGCTAGAACGGGGTAAATGATGCGTCATCGATGAACAGTGGTCCACCTTCGCCGTAGTGCCCTGCGCCGAAGACCCAGGATCGAGGGGTACCGACTGCATAGCTACGGCCAATGTGATGTTGCGATGCTAGCGAGGTCTTCCAAAAGACGCCGTTAAAGTACCAGTCGATCTTATCGCCTTCCCACAAGTCAGCCCGGATCTCGAACCAAGACCCGGTAGGAAGTACCTTGTACTCCGATGGGCTTAGATACGATCCACCACTAGGCCAGTTCTCAATTCGCAAAGCAGGCTGACTAGGGTTACCAAGATCGCCAACAGTACATATCGCAATCCACCATTCAGCATTTTGGCGGAAAGGGTCTTGCTCATCTAACTTCCACTGGAAAATGTTTGCACCGCCAGCCCACTGAAAGCCGGCCTGAGCGTAATACCAACACCGATAGGTGCCATTAATGGAGTTATTAGGCGCAGCCTGCAAATTACGGCCGAACACATCGACAATGGTGGTTGAGCCAGCGAATTGGAACTGTTTGTAAACCTTAGAGTGATACAGGTTCGCCAGCCAGGCGGTATGGTCGGTTCTGAACATGCCCACACATTGACCGGAATGGGCAGCGAATCCATAATCAGAAGCCAGTACCACGCCGCTCAGGGCTGGATTAGCCTGATCTGGCTCTTCGGCCTGAACGAACGACCAGTCTTCATAGCCCGAGTATTTGTCTATTCCATTAGAGGGGCCGGACTCAAATTTAGCTGACCAATACGGAATAGGCGGCCGGCGACGACTGGCGGAAATCGCGCCCTTTAACGGGTTAGTTGCAATTCCTGAAACCACGAGTCCTGCTCCTAATTTTGCCAATTGTCTACGAGAAAGTAAGGAATCCATCAGTTATCGCCTCTATGTTCACGCTGGGGATGTTTGTCCGTATAGCAATGCCAGACAGCCGTCCAGCTCGGAGCGTGCTGAGCTTGTCCCCACGGCTGCCAGCAAGGCAACTCGGGGGGAGGGGAACCGTGGAAGATCGGAGAGCTGGTCACAATTGCGACCAAGACAGCAAGGTTCTTCATCGTCCATCGTTCCAATCTTCGCGCTCAGCTCGGGCCTGGATCTCGGAAGGAAAGATCCTGCCAGGGATAGTGTCATCGTCCGGATCGTAATCCTCGGGCTCTTCAGGAGGGACATCCTGATTCTCTGCTCTGTCTGCCCAGTGAGGTCCCTCAACTTGGGCCACGTTGGCCGGCGTCACGGCCGGAGTGGTCTTGATCACTACATTAGAGGCAGCGGTCAGACCGAAGGCAGCCCCGAAGTACAGAGCTACAGCATTAGCGGCCTTCAGCCAGTCAGGCTGTGGAGCCTCGATAGCTCCAAACCATGTGGCGGCTGAGCCCAGAAGGACACAGATCACGACGTAGGCCCAGTAGATAACGGCCCGAACCTTGGGAGGAAAAGCTACAGTCATCCTCTGTCCCCTCTGAAGAAGTCGATATTGACACGCTCGATCACGGTTCCCTTAGCTCCCCGGACCTGGAGCCGGATCTTCCTTGTTCCGCTCGGAGCTTTGCCAGGGTTACGGGTGAACGGAGCATTCTCCGAGCTGGGAAGCGCAGCCCCTACAGAAGCATGAGCGGTCTGGAGAACCTGTCCCCCTGAAGCCACATCATCCTCTACGATCCGGAACTGGAGAGGAAGGTTCCCCTTGGTCTTGACGTTTATAGTGCCGGACTTGATTGAGCATGGAGCATTAGCAATAGTGACGTAGCTCAGCTCATTGATCTTGAGATATTGCCAGACTCCATCAGCCTTGATGGTCTGATCGGTCGATCTCCGGTAAGCCTTGAATGTGTCTGGCAACTCAATAACCCCTTCTGTCTGAGCTAGGTATCTGGTGAGGGCAATGTCCCAGTCCAGGAGGGCCGGGCCTATTGGTCCAGGCCCGGTAATCGGTCCCTTCCCTAACAGTCCGTTCCGGTATTGGTTCCACTCGTAGTCCTGGACCTGGGCATCTTCGGAGAGATGTGGACAGCCCTCGGGCCAGCCATGCCCGTGGTCTTGCTCGAAGAACGGACTCCGGTCCTGCATAGCCCAGCCCAGCATTCTCCAGACCTCCAGAGCCTCCCAGGAGAACTGACCTACATCGATACAGCCTCCCTGGCTGTGAGTGCCGGCCGAGGCCACCACATCAGACCGGTAGCCCCACTGGAAGACATCGATGCTCTCCCGGATGATGCCTCGCTTGATCATCTCACGTTCTACGTAGGGGAGGGACTTGACAACACAAGAGCATGTCAGCCCTCCCCGGAACGGGACTCTCTCAGCCACGAGCTAGGAGACTACCGGGAGCCGGAGTGTGGCGTTACTGAGAAGCCGAAGATTGTCCAGGGTCGGACTGGTCACGGTCAGCTTTCGACTCTCACAGAAACGCCGGTAAGCGGCCTGGGAGATCGGTCCAAACTTGCCGTCTAGCGGTCCTGTGTAGAAGGCAAGCTGACGCAGCATGGCCTGAGTCCACCAAGCGTTAAACCCTACCGAGCTGGGATTTTTGATAGCCCAGATCAGCTTTGAGAGGTCCACAGCGGCCCAGCCCCAGAACAGCTCCGGATCTCGATTGGCGTAGTCGGAGAGGCTGGCCTGAAGAAGATAGACCCGGTTACGCCGGTTCCGATCAGACGGAGCGTCATTGATCATGAAAGCATAGGCGGCTTCATACCAGTTACCGAGATTCAGGAGCCGTGCCAGGTTAGGCCAGCTCTCAGGGAAGGCCGGCCCCATGTTCCAGGCTCCAGACATGACAGCCATCTGAGCATCGGCCGTCCAGTTCTCCCACTCCGGGAAGTAAGTTGAGACCTTCTTTTCCATAGATGCCGCTGTCCGATCAAACATCCATCGAACGACGTTCTGATCAAGAAACAGAGTGGCACTGTCCTTATAGGCATAGCCTCCGGCCGCTGAGATCCCCAGCCCCTTAAGCCGCTCATACTCAGCCGCCACTGTGGACTCTCGGACGTAGTTCCCTGACTTGGTACGCCATGGGAGGGACAGGCCAAAGCCGCTCAGACCGTCCCCTGTGTCGATCATGTTTCCCACTCCTGTAGTAGCAAGGGGAGGATTGTGAGTGTCGAAATAGAGCCAGTTAGTCCAGCCCTCTAGCAGGACCATCTCATCATAGAAACGGTCAGCCGCTGAAGCTCTCATTGGGGGTCTCCTTCGGTCGATTCGTACGTCGTAGGCGGGGGAGGGGGGTTTTTGCTCGAATACGGGTGATAGCTCCTGGATCGAGCCGTTCCAGCTCGGACTCTATGTCTTCATCCCAGGGGACATGCTCATCATTCCACCATGTCTGGACTTCTTCTTGCCATGTCCGGAAGTCACTTAGCTCGGCTCGGGTTCCTAGAGCAATATCCAGAGCTAGCCGGCCAGCACTAACGTCCGTAGCGGCTGTGGAGACCTTCTCCTGACTCTTGGCCATAGCTCGCTGGCCAGATCGAGCATAAGCCCCCTGGATAATGACAACCCCGATAGCCACGGCAATCCCTGCCCAGGCCAGAGCACTCTCCATGATCAAGACCTCTGATCTTGTTGCCAACGTTCCAGGACTCGCTGAAGCTCTTCCCTTGTCAGTTTGGCTAGAAGCCGGGAGATCTGGTCTGGGTCCAACTCGTCCGGCCAGGTAGAGAGCACATAGAGAACCCCTATCCAAAGAGTGTAGAAAGCCGCTCCCGAGATCCGATTGGCCATGACTGCGTAATGGCCCATATCGGCGTTCAGGGCAATCGAGAACATGAAGGAAGCCCAGCGCTCGGCTGGGGGAGCACATAGAGCCATGAAGGCAATCCACTGGTAATCCTTCATCGAACCAAAGCCCCGAGAGAACGTAAGCCCTATGCCGGCCGCAGAAGCCCAGAGAGTGATCCGGGCCCAGATCGGAAGGTGAGTATGGATTAGATCGGGGACGTACTGGGGCTCCATGAAAGCCAACGTGCAGGCCACGCAGATATAGACAACAGAGAACAGCCAGATGATCACGGCGCGATGACCGTAGCGGCGTGTCAGGTGTCGCATCCCTGAGCGCTGCCAGCGCTGATCTTGCTTCTGAGTCACATAAGGCCCTAAGAACGCCGGCACGGCTCGCCAACATCTTAGGGCCTTATGGGCACGGTCTCAGACGGCTCAGAGCTTAGACAGCGGCACGCCGGCCAGATGGCTCGTTCTCTGCGATATGGTCGGCCAGCTCGTCCAGTTCCTCGGGCTCAGTATCGCTAGCTTCGGTCTCATCCATGCCGGAGTCCAAGGGGGTCTCGGTCTCTTCCCGTACAGGCATCGTGCTGACCCATGTGAGCTGTTCCCGAGCTACTTTGAGATCAGCGCTGTGATCCTCGCGCCGTGCTTCGATCCGGTCCTTCTCCTTGGCGTAGTTCTCATTCAGACGCCGGAGCTGGTCCTGGTCCTTCTCGACCAGCTTGGACAGCCGGTCTACTTCCTTCTGAGCCGCATTGACTCGCTTCTGCTTGACTGACAGATCAGCCATGATCGTTTCTCCTTGTGATGGTTTTTGTGATTGATAGAGCGGCCCCGGCCGGCTCTTCAGGGGGGCTGTGGGGACGGCCGGGGCCTGTCTGGGACTAGGGAGCTATGCCCTAGGTGTCGAGGTCAGAGAACGGGCTGGTCTCCCGAGCGTCCAGGTACTTCTGGCCCTCGGTACGAGCCACCTTCCTGACCGGATCGTCCTTGTCAATACTTTTCGAGTCCAGGACATAGGCATCATTAAAGCCCTTGGTCTGGGCCTTCTGCTTGCTCACGCGGCCGAGGACCAGACCGTGGCTCTTGACCTTTGGCCGGAGCTGATTGACCACGACGGAACCGGAGATCCGCATTCCCTCGATAGTGGTTGGCACGGTCTCGATACCGATCTCATCATCCGGCTCTCCGTCCAACACGATCACGTCAGCCGTGATTGCGTCATACTCCTTGCCTTCCTGGCCTCGGAGTGTGGACTTGAGCGTCTGGATCTCCTGGGGAGCTACCAGCACTGTCCGGTCAATGAGATCATCCAGCTTGGTGAAGCTGGACCGAGCATCGGTAAACGGGTCTGTACTCATCTTCTCTTCCTGTTCTGTTCGGTTCTGTTCTGTTTCGGACCCTTGAGCGGTAACCCTCCTTTCCTTAGCTCAAAGAGTCCAGATCGGCCGCAATCCTCCGAGGGACCTCGCTAGCTGACGCAAAGCGGCCGAGCTAGACAAGAACATCCTATGTACTGGATGTTCCTACGGTCAATTGGACAGCTCTTGATATTTCCTCCGAGCTGTGGCCATCAGGACATCGTTCCACACTCCAGCTCCCTCAGCCTCCTGCCAGATGTCCTTCAGCTCCTGTCGGTGGGTGGCTTTACTGATCCGGACCAAGAAAGCCGCATGATCCGAGGACACGTCAGGAGGAAGCTCGACAGAGGTCCGAGGCTTGGGGAGCTGACGGCCCTTTCGGTAAGCCCAGATGGTCTTAGCAAGATCAGCACCATACTTCCCTTGCTGAAGGTCCACTTCATAGGAGAAGGCTTGGCCGGCCCCGGCTGGAAGATGAATCACAAGAGCGTAGTCCTTCTCGATCTCCGGCATAGGCTCATAGGTCTTCGAGTCCTTGTTATAGATCACTCGGGAGTCGGAGTAGACAAAGCACTGGACTTCGATCTCTCCCCAGCCATACTCCAAGGTTCGGCCAGTCTTCAGATCCATCATCCGTAACTTGCCATCAGGACAGCGCACGATCCCGTCAAAGGTGCCGGCTACTTGATAGCCCCGGTGGACTATGGTTCGCTCTACATACTCAGGAACGGGGGTCAGGCCCTCTCTAGCCAGAAGCTCCTGATAGACCTTCAGATCCTGATCCCAGGGCTCCAGGGGAGCAAATTTCCGACCCTTGTCCAGAGCCGCTCTCATTCGATGCAGAGCCGTACCGATCTCGGCCGGGTCCTTGGCTCCAGCTATGCGCTGGGCTTCATCGGCCAAGGGCTGAAGCTCAGCCTTCTTCTTGGCCGGGCTAAGATCCTCGGACAGGACAGCCGCGATCTGGGCTTGGAGCTTCCGAGACATGGCCACTCCCTCAGCCACGATTCTCTTATCCCATTCACGGATCAGGAACGTATCCGAGGCGGCCTTATTGAACGTAGTCACCCGTTGCCATGTCCGAGTGGTTCCGGTCTTGGGATCAGGCAGCCGATAACGCTTTCCGTCCTTGGTTAACAGCTCATCATCAGGAGCTGGCTCGGCCAGGATCTCTTCAGCCTCGGAGAACGTGTCAGTCATGTCCTGGCCTCTCTCTTAGGGTCGTCCTTGTATCTCCAGTCATCGCCATGAGCGATTACGTCAGGGTTAATAGCTCTAGGCTCTTCTCCGTCCAAGGTCACAATCAGTTCTTCCTTGACGTAAGTAACGACGGTCCTACGAATGTCCGTGACATGGCCCCATCGATTCCTATTTTGATCTGGATATGAGCCGTCATGTCCAGGAATTACGCAACGTTCACCAACCTTGAATCTATTTCCAAGGGGGAATGTCGGCTCTCTAGGCTCAGTCATGATCAGTTCCTCCCTGGGGCTATGTGCTGAACGATGACATGATGAGCTACCTTCATGATGTCCGGAGCAAAGTTGAATAGGAAAGTAGCGACCCAGCAAAGCTGAGCCCCGTAGTCCAGCTCGGCCCATCGGGGGGCCTTGTCTTCCTTGATCAGGAGATCCCAGATCTGGCCTAAGATCTCGAAGTTCTCCGGGGTAGCGACGTTGGCCACTTCCTGATCTGTCATGGGCTCTTCCTGATAGTCCTGATCGGTCATCGTGCTGGCTCCTTCACTGGCGGGGCTGAAGATCTCCAGTTCTTGGAAATCCGATACTCTCTGCAATCCTCCTTGTCGGCACAGGCCAAGCCATCTAGCTCGGTCTCTCCCTCGAATCTCTTGCACTGAATACACTTGTTTCGGAGACTATGGGAACATCCACATTCACAGCGCCAGATGTATCGAGTGGTCTTAGCCTCCTTGCTGTGAGAGGTCCGGGCTTTTCCCCGCTCGGACCTCTGTCCCATCTCTATGACAGCTACACAGTGCTCATGATCTCCAGTCATGCACCATCCACAACGGATCTTCACTTCTTCACCTTTGGGTCTAGCTGGCGACTTGCCAGAGCAATACTGATCATGTTCGATAGCTCGGCCTTGGTAGTGGCTGGAGTGAAGGTTAACCGGAGCTTCTGGGCCAGGTTCTTCTGGGCCTCGGACGGCTGAGCCTTGGCCTTACGCCATGAAGCGCTCTTGGAGCTGATCGAGTGATCCTCAGCCTCGGCTTCCTGTTCGGCCCAGCTCATGGCGTACTCCATCGTCAGGCTCCTATGGGGCCAGGCCACACTGGACCGGAATTCGTTAGGTATCCGGCCGACTGCATAGAGGCCGGGATTCTTCGGCTCTTCCCAGAGGAACCATGTAGCGGCCTTAGTTGGGATGAACCACACTCCCTTATAGGTCCGGAGCCAGGCCGAGCTGGAACGGTCGAACATATCGACCTCTTGGGCTTCCATGGCAGCCTCGGCCGAGACCAGCACCTTACGCTCTTCCTGCTTGGCCGATCCCTCCAGCAAGCTCAGCTCTTCTTCCAGGACTTCTTCCTCAGTGACCTGACCTGGAGCAAGATCGACTAGAGCGGCCAGCTTGTGACGGCCCGAGGCCCCTACCACGTCCAGGACCAGAGCGTTCTCCTTGCCAGGCCACGGACGGAGGACCCGGCCAACCATCTGAATATAGAGACTGGCTGAAGTGGTCGGCCGAGCGATGACAGCACAGGAAGCCTGAGGCATGTCAAATCCCTCAGTCAGCACCATGCAATTAGAGAGAACCTGGATCTTGCCGTCTCGAAACTCCTTGTAGATCTCTTGACGCTCCGGGACAGGAGTATTGCCCTCGATCACGGCAGATTTCACTCCAGAGCGCTGAAGATCCCGAGCCCAGGTATAAGCGCTGGCCACGTTGGGAGTGAACAAGATTCCTTGTCGGTCTTTGGCGTGCTCTGTGTAAGCCTCCGCGATCAGTTCCCCCGCTCCTGACTCAATCATGGCCGAGCCAAGATCATCAGCCTGATAATCGCCACGAGAGCGCTGGACCTTGTTCAGATCGAGATTCTGGATCTGGACTCGCTTACCCTTCACGTCCGAGAGATGGCCGGCCATGATTCCATGCAAGATGTCACGGGTATAAGCAACGGACTGCCAGACATCACCTAGACCGACTTCATCCCCTCGGGCCAAGGTGGCTGTGAAGCCGACTGTGGGAGTTGGATCGATCTCTCCATCAGTGTCCTCAAAGGTGAGGAAGGCCCCAAACTCTTCCAGAATCTCCTGATAGGTCCGTGCCACTGCATGGTGGCACTCATCCATGATGATCATGGATGGAAAGCCGATAGCTATCCAGAGCTGACTTCTCCGCTTTTCCCGAGCCAGGGTCTGGACTGAGGCAATGATCACGTCAGCATCGGTCTCGTTCCGCTCGGCCTTGACCACGCCGATACGCAACTCAGGAGCGATGGACCGGATCTTGTCCTCAGCCTGACGGACCAGCTCATCACGATGGACCAGCACTAAGGCCGGAGCGTTACCGTCCAGCTCGTGACGATGCTTGATCAGGAAGGCAAAGATGACGGTCTTACCCATCCCAGTGGGGAGGACCACGGCTGTCCGGGCTATGCCCTTGGACCACTCGGCTTCTATGGCCTGGATGGCTTCTTGCTGGTACGGCCGGAGGTTAAGCATTAGCGGCCTCCACATCCTTACGCTCTTCCCAGGACAGTGACTGACCATCGCAACGTTCTTTGCCGGTCTCGGCATGGTGCCAGGCATACTCTCGGCTAGTACGCCGAATTTCCTCCTGACAATGGCTACAAGTGGCGTACTCAGTACCTGGCTTGGGCTGGGCGTAATCGGTCATGAACGGGGCTCCTTTGGCGGGGGAACGGCTGTGGCCTTCAGTGTTTCATGTGCGGTCAGGTTGTGTCAAGCTGTGTCATGGCGTATCGTTCGGGCCATGGACTACCTACCTTTCCCCGGCTTCTCGGCCACCAAGTGTTGTTGCTATCACTGGCCGGTCCTGGGACATCCTGGAGGCGCTCACACGATGTTTCGGGTACATCCAGACTGTCCGATCCACGGAGTCAATAGCACACTTCCAGGCTGGGATGTTTGGACCCAGCCGGGCCAGTCCGAGGAAGCCGCTCGGATCAGATCAGAGACCCCCTTGGAGACCATGGCAAGGGTCACGTCCCGAGCGGGGGCCATTCTCTTATTCCGGAAAGATGATCATGGAAGCTGAGACCCCCTGGCT